ACTTCTACCGATCACTGGTCAACGGCAACGTAAACAACAACCCTGTGACCACATCAGGTTCGTGGACGTTTCTGTACTCTGTTGAATGGAGCGCAGGCACAACGTACAAAACGGGTTCGGTGGTTACATACGAAACCATTGTTTACCAGTCGCTGCAAAATGCAAACCTGAATCAAAACCCGTCATCAGCAACATCGTACTGGGTTCCGATACAGTTAGTGTGGAAATCCACATCTGTTTACGCTCTGAATGCAAACGTGGTTGGAACTGACGGCATACTGTACACATCACTCCAGAATGCGAACACTGGCAACATACCGGCCAGCTCTGCATCCTTCTGGGTTGGAACATCTGCTGCTGCTGCGGCCTCTGCAACGGCTGCTCTTGCGTCCCAAGTGGCTGCTGCTACTAGTGCCACGACTGCGACCACACAAGCCGGTTTAGCCTCTACAAGCGCGTCTACAGCGACCACTCAGGCAGGTATTGCAACAACCCAAGCCGGTATCGCAACGACCCAAGCCGGTAACGCAAGCACCTCAGCAAGTGCAGCATCTACCAGTGCAAGCAACGCTGCTACATCTGAAAGCAATGCTGCTGCAACGTATGACCTGTTTGATGATAGATACCTGGGAGCCAAAGCGGCTGACCCAACGCTAGACAATGATGGCAATGCGCTTGTCACTGGTGCGATGTACTTCAACACGGTATCTAACACAACCCGGATATACAACGGGGCTAGTTGGCAAGATACTGCTGCTCTGGCTACAACGATTAACCTAGCTACTCAAGTCACGGGCACACTACCAATTGCTAACGGTGGAACAGGCACTACCTCTACAACCTTTGCCAACCTTGCCACCAACGTCACCGGCACACTACCTGTCGGCAACGGCGGCACAGGCGCAACAACGCTGACAGGAGTTCTCAAGGGCAACGGTACAGGTGCGTTTACTGCTGCGACTGCTGGAACAGACTTTGTTGCACCTGCAACGGCTACGACTTTCACAGCTACACAAACCTTCAGCGGTAGCACTAGCGCATTGGGTATTGTGTTAAACGATGCAGCAGAAGTAGCTACAGTGTCTGCAACAGCGGCCACGGGTACGATTGCCTATGACGTTACTACGCAGTCTGTCCTGTACTACACAAGTAATGCTTCAGCGAACTGGACTGTTAACTTCAGGGCATCAAGCGGTACAAGCTTGAACACGGCTATGACAACAGGTCAGTCAGTAACAGCAGCCTTCCTCGTCACTCAAGGTGCTACGGCTTACTACAACAGTGCTGTGCAGGTAGATGGCACAACCAGTGGCGTTACAACAAGATGGCTTGGTGGCGCACCTACAGCAGGCAACGCAAGCGGCATTGACAGTTATAGGTACTTAATAATTAAAACAGGCAGTGCAGCGTACACTGTGTTGGCTTCAGTCACTCAATTTAAGGCGTAACCTATGCCATTACAATCAACATCAGGTGCTGCGAGTTACGATGCCTTTGGTGGCGGTGCTGCTGCTGTACCGAATTACATAGAAAACGTTTTTAGTACGCACCTCTACACAGGCAATGTCACCCCTTTAAACATTACCAATGGTATTGATTTGGCGGGTAAGGGTGGGCTGATTTGGACAAGAGAAAGAAACAATGCTGCAAATCATCTTTTAATAGATTCTCAAAGAGGTTTGGCTAATGGTTTTTTAGAATCAAACACAACAGACGCTGCTGACACAAGCAGGGTGTCTGAGTCTATAAGTTCTTTTAATACCGATGGATATACGCTTCATGCCCCAGATACTCTGTGGGATAGAGCTTCATATAACTACGTCTCATGGACATTCCGCAAGCAGCCGAAGTTCTTTGATATTGTGACGTATACGGGGACAGGCAGTTTTAGATCTATAAACCATAACTTAGGTTCTGTCCCTGGTGTCATTATTGTAAAGAGAACTGATACTTCTGGAGAATGGGCTGTGTATCACAGGAGTCTAGGTGCAACTAAGTATTTAGTCCTGAATAGTACTGTTGGAGAAGATACCGCTGGTTATTGGGGAAGCACAGCACCAACGTCAACTCAGTTTTCTGTTGGCGCTCTTGGTGATGTCAACGCTTCAGGCGGCACATACGTTGCCTACCTATTCGCCCACGATGCAGGCGGCTTTGGTCTGACGGGTACGGACAATGTTATAAGCTGTGGGAGTTTTACAACTGATGGTAGTGGTGCATTTACCGTGACGCTAGGCTATGAGCCTCAGTGGGTTTTGGTAAAAAGCACTCAAACATCCGGTAATAGTTGGATACTACTAGATAATATGCGTGGATGGAGTCAATCAGATGATAACGCTCTTTTTCCAAACCTAAGTAATGCGGAAAGCGTTTATCAACGAGGAAACCCAACAGCAACTGGATTTACAGCGGCAACCGGTTTTTGGGATGCAAATGAGCCTCACATCTACATAGCCATACGCCGTGGCCCAATGAAAGTGCCAACGAGTGGGACGAGTGTGTTTAGTCCTGTGGCGTACACAGGCAATGGCGCAAATGGTCGGGCTATTACTACTGGGTTTGTTTCTGATATGGTTTGGTGGAAAAGCCGAAGCAACATAACAAACTGGCGTGATGCCACTCTTCTAACAGGTTTTAACCGCGCATTGTCCCAAAACTTAACCGCAGAAGAAGAAATTGTTGCTGGGTATTATATTTCATCATACCAAAATACGGGTTTCACTTATGGAACTAGCGATACTTCATACAACCAAAATGCCTACACGTACATAGTGAATGGATTTTCTCGCGCCCCCAGCTTCTTTGATGTGGTTTGTTATACGGGGACAAATACTACAGGGCCATCAATATCACATAACCTTGGTGTTGTTCCAGAGTTGATGATTGTTAAAAACAGAACTACTGCTACAACTAGTTGGTGGGTTTTTTCGGCAACACTTGGAAATACATCAAGATTACTTCTTAATAATGATTCCGCTGTTGGGACGGGAACTAGTGTTTGGAATTCTATATCTCCTACAAGTAGTGTTTTTACGGTAGGGACGCCAGCAGGCGCAACAAACGGAAATACTTCTGAAAATTTTGTCGCCTACCTCTTCGCCACCTGCGCTGGAGTCTCCAAAGTCGGCAGCTACACAGGCACAGGTACAACGCTTCAGATCAACTGTGGCTTCACAGGTGGTGCGAGGTTTGTCCTGATTAAGCGCACTGACAGCACAGGTGATTGGTACGTCTGGGACAGCGCAAGGGGTATCGTAGCGGGTAATGATCCGTATCTCCTATTGAACTCAACAGCGGCTGAAGTTACTAGCACAGACTACGTTGACACCTACAGCGCAGGGTTTGAGATCAGTAGCACAGCCCCTGCGGCAATCAATGCTAACGGCGGTTCCTTCATCTTTTTTGCCGTGAGCTAGACATGACCAAAGACATTTTTCGCAAGAAATACACACAGCATAAATCCAACGCCACCCAACGTGGCATTCCATTTCTTATACCCTTCGAGGAGTGGAAGCTCCTTTGGGTTACGTCGGGTAAGTGGGAGCAACGTGGTAGAGGCGCAAGCAAATATTGCATGAGCCGGTATGGAGACTTGGGCGCTTACGAGATTGGCAACGTCTTTATTTCAACGAACAGCGTCAATATCAAAGACGGCAATATCGGCAAAACAGTTAGCTTTGAAACCCGTGCGAAAATTTCTCAGTTTCAAACAGGAACGTTAAAGCCTTGGGTCGCGGGGGAAAAGAACCCAATGCACAGACCTGAAGTAAAGGCGGCAATGAGTGCTGCAACAGGCGGGATAAACCACTACAATCAGAAGGGCGTTAACACCTCGATGGGATATTTCGTTACGGCTAAAGAAGCGGCACTTGCTTTAAACATATCAAAATCAACCATTGAGTGGCGCTCAAAGCACAACAAAAGCGGCTTCTCAAGGCCACTCTTGGCTATTGCGTAAGGAATAAATCATGCAAATCAGAGTTAAAGCTACAGGCGCAGTAATGTACGAAAGTGAGTTCCGCGCATACATTAAAAGCACAAGCGGTGCATCTTGGAATCAAACAACTGACGAGATACTACAGTCTCTGGGTGCTGATGTAGTCTTTGAAGGCGCACAAGCCACTGGCGGCACAGTGTATCAATACAGTCAGCGTGACGGAGTTGAAGAAGTAGATGGCAAGTGGTACACCAAGTACATCCTTGCACCAGTGTTTACAGCTACACCAGCAACAGACACAACCCCTGCCAAAACTGCTGCCCAGAATGAGACTGCTTACAAAGCCATAAAGGATGCAGAGCAGGCAGCATCTGTACGCACAAGCCGTGGTGATAAGTTAAAGGATAGCGACTGGACACAAGTAGCTGATGCACCAGTAGACAAAGCAGCCTGGGCTACCTACCGTCAAGAGTTAAGAGACATCAGCGCACAGGCAGGCTTCCCGTGGACAATAGAGTGGCCGACCCAGCCAGTGTGAGGTAGATCATGCCCGAATCAGGTTTAATTGACATGTTGATTGCCGGAGCCGGTGCTGTAGTAGCCTGGTTCGTGAAATCTACTCGCGAGGACAATAAGGAACAGGATCGCAAGATCGAAACGCTGCAACGTGAACAGGCTGCTCTGTTAAGCCGTGAGGAGTTTCGCCAAGACATGCAAAGCTTCAGGCAAGAGATGAATCAGAACTTTGACAAAGTTTTTTCCAAGCTAGACAAGAAGGCAGATAAGTAATGATTGATCCAATCTCTGCCTTAGCCATAGCCACCTCTGCCTACAAGACCATCCGTAAGGGTATCGAGATGGGCAGGGAGCTTGAAGACATGGCAGGCCAGCTCGGTACTTGGTTTTCAGCCGTCAGTGATGTCAAATCCGCAGAGGAAGAGGCCAAAGACCCACCACTGTTTAAAAAGCTGATTGCCAAAGGTAGTGTTGAGCAAGAGGCTATGCAAGCCTTGATGGCACGAAAGAAGATTGAGCAGCAGGAAAAAGAGCTGCGCGAAATTATCGTGTACAAGTGGGGAACTGACGCTTACGTTGAGATGATGCGTGAACGAGTCAAGATCAAAGACACTCGCGCTAAGGCAATTCAAAACCAGCGCAGGAAGATTAAAAAGTTAATTGCTAACGTATTAACAATCACTGCGATTGTCGGCCTTCTCGGTGCAATAGTCGCTTTCGGTATCGGCATTTTAATGAATTTGGGGTAACCATTATGTTGAGTTTAGTATCAAGTCTGCTCGGTTTTGCTGCTGGCGGTGTACCAAAAATTCTAGATAACGTGTTTACAATGGTTCAGGACAGAGGCGATAAAAAACACGAATTGGCAATGATGGCCGCTAACCGTGAGCGCGAACTGGCACTTGCTAAGGAGGGCTTTGTTGCCCAAGCTCGCGTAGAAGAGATCAAAAGTGACCAGATCGCTATGCAGACCCAGACCCAAGAAAGGCTTGGGATGTACAAGCACGATATGAAAATCGGGGAAGGGGCTAGTACCTGGGTAATCAACCTTCGAAGTAGCGTCCGACCAGTTGTGACCTATATCTTCGTAGCTTTGCTGGTGGTCGTTGACATAGCAGGCATCTGGTACGCTTACTCAACAGGTGTTGCGTTTGCTGAAGCGATGGAGATGGTGTTCAGTGACGATGAGATGGCCATGCTAGCCGCAATACTGAGCTTTTGGTTCGGCAGTCAAGCGTTTAATTCTAAGCGGTAACTATGACAATATCTGAAGCTGGCATCCAGTTGATCAAATCATTTGAGGGCTGTCACAATCAGCCCTACAAGTGTCCTGCTACGCTTTGGACGATAGGCTATGGCAGAGTACTCTATCCAGATCAAGCAAGGCTCAAA